GACACTGCGTATAATGTAACTGGGTATAAGAAAGCAAGAGAGGCTGTAAATATTGCTTTCCAAGAGGGTCAATCCTCCCCGAAAATCAAGCAGCTGGAGTGGAGATACGATAAATCAGACAAAATTTATATTGCTGAATTATCTATGTTTGAATACAGGGTTTGGCAGGATAATGATAAATCATTCATGAAGGCAATGATCAATAATAATCATTGCACGATACTGAGATTTAGAACTATTGACGAAGCAAAAGCCGCAGCGCAAGCTGATTTTGAAAAACGAGTAAATGAGTGTTTGGAATGAGTTTATTTAAGAGAAAAGAACAGAAGTCGCAGACAGAGCAATGTCTATTGTCTTCCATAAAAACGGAGATCGCAGTTACAGCCGTTCAGCTTGCGGGCATAGATGTAAGCAAGGATAATATTATTAACATGATAGAAGTTATCAAGCTGCTAGAATCTAGCAACGGAAAGATAAATTTCACAGATTTAGTCCATTTGGGTAACCGCATAAATTCAACAAAAAATGAAAAAAGTAACAATTATTAAAACAATTACAAAAATAATTATTATATTGTGCGCAATATTTTTGTTATTTTGCTCCTGCGGAAAGAAGTCGCAGGATAAACAGAAATCAGCGATGATCATGACGGACCAGTCTGGAAACAGGTATGTCGTGGTTAAAAGTGACTATTACGGAGAAGATTTGTATCATGTATATCCTGTAGATTGGAAAGTAGATAAAGTTGAATATGTCACCAAACGTGACACCATAATGTGGAATGTGAATACTACTAGATGAAGAAGAGAAAGTTAACGATAAAGGAAGAGTTGTTCTGCCAGAAGTACACGTTTTTCATGAACGGGTCGGTTGCAGCACGTGAAGCGGGTTACGCTGAATCGTCGGCTAGAGTTATGGCTAGCAGGCTACTAGCACGGAAAGATATCAAGGAGAGGATCAAATATCTTCAAGATAACATCGCCGAAGCTATGGGTTTGTCAAAACAGATGATAATCGAAGAGCACCGTAAGATAGCGTTTTCGTCTATCGCCAATCTTCACAAGAACTGGATAACGCTAAAAGAGTTCGAAGAATTGACTGACGAACAAAAAGCGTGCATTAAAAGCATTTCAACGAAAGTGTTAAAACAGAATATCGGGACTAGCGACGAACCCAATATCATAGACGTTGAATATGTGAAGGTAGAATTGCACGACAAGCAAAAGTCGCTTGAACTGCTGTCGAAGATGCTAGGTTACGATGAGCCCGTCAAGCAAGAGATTAATCATACTGGGCTAAACATTAGCTTTGTTAATCATGCCCGAGATCAAGATTGATACAGGATCAATATTTCAAAGGACTAGCAGGGCATTCGCCGAGGGTGCTAAGATAGTCATCCACAAAGGGGGCACGGGATCAGGAAAAACATTTGACATAATGCTTTTCCTGTTTTCGCTTGCCGTTCAGTATGATAATCTGATAATAACTGTAGTTTCAGAATCACGCCCTCATCTAGAGATAGGCGCAATCCGAATTCTTGAATCAGTATGCAAGACCGCAGGTCTATGGGAAAAAAACAACTGGAACATTTCAAAAGCTATATGGAGATCACCAACCGGGAGCATAATAGAATTCTTTTCAGCAGACCGAATAGGGAAAGCGCTAGGAGCACGAAGAACGTGGTTGTATGGAAACGAGGTGAATAACATTGCTCAGGGTGTGTGGGATGAACTAGCAAGACGGTCAGAAAACGTTATTGCCGACTTCAATCCTACAACTCAATTTTGGCTAGAGAACTGGATATCCTATTACGACGGAGTGAAGATCATCAAGTCTAACTACCTAGATAATCCGTTCCTCCCAGAGACAGAGCGCAACCGTATTGCTAGCAGGGCGAATAAGGATAAGAACTTCAAGAGAATTCACGTGGATGTCGAGTACGGCATAGCAGAAGGTCTGATTTTCTCAAACTGGACGCAATGCGAACAGATGATTGAAGGTGACGGAGTGTTTGGGCTTGACTTCGGATTCAGTAACGACCCCTCGGCACTTATCAAGGTAATAGATACACCCGAAGCATTCTATCTGGACGAACAGTTCTATCAAACGGGAATGCTTAACGCTCACATAATATCACGTTTTAAAGCATTAGGGTTAAGACCCAATTACGATGAGATCATAGCCGATAGTGCAGAACCTAAGTCTATACAAGAAATCAGTCTTTCAGGATTTAATATAAAGCCCGCAGTGAAAGGTCCAGACAGCATTAGAGCGGGTATAAGCGCATTGCAAAGTAAGCCCATTCTAGTAACCAAAAAAAGTATTAATCTTATCAAGGAGTTCAGGCAGTACAGCTGGGCGCTAGACAAGGACGGTAATCCCACCAACAAGCCCATAGATTCTTATAACCACGCCATCGATGCGACACGATACGCAATAAGCCCGAAGTACCGTTTCAAGTTCGCAGTAAAATAGTTGCATAAATATTTTGCTGTTATAGATATTTTTTATAACATTGCAACAAATATTTATCAACTATGGGTTTATTCAGAAAGAAAAGCAAGCTGACAAAGTCTCAGGCAATCGATTTGCTTGTTTCTTACCTAGTTGGAAACAGTCCCGTTGTATTCTACAATTACGACTCCGAGGACTTCATAAAAAAGGGGTACTCTTCAAACGCTGAGATTTACTCTATTGTAAAGAAAATCACGGACAAATGTAACGTTTCTACTCCTTACGTATATATCGACAGGGAAGGCGTAAAGTCCAATAGATCGATGGTTGCAGCTACTAGGAAGCAGCGCAATTCTGTTTACGGTGTAGCTAGACATAACATGTCTGTAAAAAAAGCCTTGGATTACGCCCCTGATGATAGCGATATATCTAAGCTTCTTGTAAACCCTAACGAAACACAGACATGGCGTGAGTTCATCACGCTTTCACGTATATTTTATTTCGTTCAAGGAGAGATGTTCTGGTGGAGGCATGCAGGTAATGACAACTGTGCATTATCGTTGCATATTGCACCCGCTCAGAGAATGCAGCCCATTCTTACCAATAACAAGCTGTCGGGATGGAGGATGAATAAGATCGGAGGCGGAACGAGGGACTTCGATCTTGAGGATGTTTTCCACTTCAAGATGCCTAACCCAAACTATGATGATAATCTTTCGTTCCTGCGTGGAATGTCTCCGCTTCTTGCAGGTCTTAAATACTTGCAACTAAGCGACAAGTCATTAGAGGCTTGGATTAAGAGCATGCAGAACGAGGGAGCGAAAGGTATCGTTTCTCCTAATCATCCAAATCCAGAATTGTGGCTCACACCTGATCAGGTGACAAAAACAGAGGACAGCGTAAGAACTAAGATAGAGGGCGTGGAGAACAGGAACAAGATAGTTGTTTCAGGAATGCCGCTACAGTACACGCAGATAGGATTATCGCCCGACGCTCTCAACATCATTAAGGGTCTAGATCAGGCGGGAGTTAAACTATGTGATCTGTGGGGTGTGCCCGCTGTCTTGTTTGACCCTAACCCGACTTATCAGAATCAGAAGGAAGCAGGCAAACGCTTCGTCTTGGAAGTTGTACTACCTTATCTTAATGCTGAGGAAGATAAGATCAATCAGTGGCTAGTAGCTCCGTTTGCGCAAAGAGACGGAATTAAGTACACTATCGATTACGATCTGTCGGCTTACGACGAGTTGAGGCTCGACCTTGAGGATGCAGAGGCAATGCTCAAGACGCATACTATCAACGAAGTGAGAGTTATGTTGGGCAGCGATGAACTGGAGGAAGATTATGCCAATCAGGTGTTTATTTCTCAGGGCATGGTGCCGTTAAGTGATTATGCTATTGAAAGCACGCAGATATGAATTTAAGAAGGGTAGCACATATAGAATCTAGACTTCAATCGTCGTTTGAAAGACGATACGCAGGAAGAATACTTGCTGCACTGAAGAAGCAGGGCGAAAGCTATCTTTCAAACGGATATATCAGTAACGACATGTATCGTGTAATGGAGCAGATGTATGACGATATGATACGCTTCTGGATGCCCAGACAATACAGGCAGCTAGAGCGATCGACAGTTAAAGCAGTTGATTTTTTTCTTCCGAAGTGGTTCCAGTTCATGCAGGAATTGAAGATCACAGAACTTGTTACACGTGTAAAAGGTATTGACGAGACCACTGAAAAGACGCTTCGTGACATAGTTACTGAGGGCGCAACAAAAGGATGGACGCGGGGAGTTATTACTGATAAGATCGTGAAGGCAACTTCTGGTAAGATTGGGAATATTCGTTCAAGAACTATATCAAGGACCGAACTTGGCCTAGTGATTAATACTGCTAAGAGCAAGAGCGCAGAGGACTGGAAAGAAGAGACGGGCAGCAAGCTGGGTAAACTTTGGATCCATCGTGGAGCGAAAGATCCCAGAGATTGGCACATGTATCTTGATAATTCAATGGCTATTCCCGAGAATTCGAGATGGCAGGTCACTGACCCGAAT